TTGCGTAAAGGTGAACTAGTTACAGTTACAGCAGGTACAGGTATTGGTAAAAGTCAATTTTGCCGTGAGCTAGCTTTTAATCTTATTAAACAAAACAAAAGAATTGGTTACATAGCATTAGAAGAAAGTATACAAAAGTCAGCTGAAAGTTTATTAAGCTTAGAATTAAATACACCGTTACATTTATCTACAGAAAAACAAGATAAGAAAAAACTATCAGAAGCTTTTAAATCATTATTTAATAATGGTAATGTTTTGTTATACAATCATTTTGGTTCACTAGAGCAAAGTCATTTATTATCAAAGATAAGATATTTAGCTAAAGCTTTAAAATGTGAATACATATTTTTAGATCATTTAAGTATTGTAATTTCAGGTAATGAAAGTGGTGATGAACGTAGAAACTTAGATGCTATAATGACAGGATTAAGATCTTTAGTATCTGAAACTGGTATAGCATTAATAGTAGTTAGTCATTTAAGAAGAACTTTTAATGATAAAGGGCATGAAGAAGGTGCATCAACATCATTAGGACAGTTAAGAGGAAGTCATGGAATAGCACAACTTAGTGATATTGTAATTGGCTTAGAAAGAAATCAGCAATCAGCAAAGACACAAAATCTTACATCAGTAAGAGTTTTAAAAAACCGTTGGTCCGGTGAAACAGGTTTATGTGGCAGAATAAATTTTGATCCAACAACTGGTCGCTTACAAGAGTATGAAGAGATTTGATTACTACAGTACCAAATGGAGTGATTATATTATGTCACAAATTGGTGAGTCAATTGCTACAGCTCGTAAACAAAATAAAATGCAGTATCTGTATGTATACAGAGAAGAGGACGCAGAAATAATTATGGATATGTTAAATATACTTTCAACAATGAGCCAATATGCTTTTATGGTTGAAGTTAGATATGTGAGGTTAAATTAATGAATTATATTTTAGACTTAGAGTGTGATAACTTATTACATAAAGTTACAAAAATACATTGCATAGTAATAAAAGATATTAATACTGATGAAGTATTTACAGACTTAAATGTTTGTATTGAAAAAATCAAAGATGCAAAGATGTTAATTGGTCATAACATAATAGCATTTGATATTCCTGTTATAGAAAAAATATTAAAGTTTAAACCTAAAGCTGAGTTGTTTGATACACTAGTAGCAACTCGTTTAATATTTGCTCATATAAAAGAAATTGATTTTAAATTAATGCACAATGGTTTTCCTAAAAATTTAATAGGTTCACAGTCATTAAAAGCGTGGGGTCATAGACTTAAAGAACACAAAGGAGAAAAGCCTCAATCATGGGAAACATTTACTCCAGAAATGCTTATTTATTGTGAGCAAGATGTTCATGTAACTCATAAACTTTATAATAAAATATTAAGTAAAGAATATTCAGATGAAGCTTTAAACTTAGAACATGAAGTACAATTGTTATGTACACAGATGATGGCTAACGGTATTGGTTTTGATACTGATGCTGCTAAAAAGTTATACTCAACTTTATCAGATGAAAGAGAAAAATTAGGATTAGAGTTACAAAAATACTTTCCACCTTGGATTGAAGAAACACAATTTATTCCTAAACGAGATAATAAAAAAATGGGTTACAAAGCAGGTGTTGCTTTTATTAAAAAGAAAGAAATACAATTTAATCCAAACTCAAGAGATCATATTGCTTTTAGATTAAAAGAAAATCGTAATTGGAAACCAAAAGAATTTACACCTGATGGTAGAGCTAAAGTTGATGACGAAATTTTAAAAGAATTAGAGTGGCCAGAAGCTAAAGTATTATCAAGATATTTTATGATACAAAAACGTATAGCTCAAATAGCAGAAGGTAATAATGCGTGGTTAAAATTAGAGAGAAACAATAGAGTTTATGGTTCAATAAATATTAATGGTGCTATTACAGGAAGAGCTACACATAGTAATCCTAACTTAGCACAAGTACCTGCAGTAATTTTAGAGTATGGTCCTGAGTGTCGTTCGTTATTTTGTGCAAGTGAAGGTCATGTATTGGTTGGAGCTGATATGTCACAAATAGAATTACGAATATTAGGTCATTATATTTCTGCTTATGATGGTGGTGAGTACGCTGATGATGTTATTAATGGAGACATACATACAAGAACACTACAAGCATTAGGTTTAAAACAAGAAGAAAGATGGCTTGCAAAAAGATTTATGTACACATTTCTCTATGGCGGAGGTGGAAAGAAACTAGGTGAAGTAATGGGTACAACTACTGAAGAAGGTTTTAAATTAAAAGATAAGTTTTTAAAAAAGATACCTGCATTAAAACAGTTAGTAACTAAAGTACAAGAAGTTTCAGCTAACGGTGACATTGGTGCACTTGATGGTAGAAGAGTATTTTGTAGGTCACAACATAGTGCATTAAATAGTTTATTACAAAGTGGAGCTGCTATTGCTAGTAAATATTGGATAGCAGAATGTAAATCATTTTTAAATGAAGACTGTAAATTAGTTGCATGGATACATGATGAATTAATATTAGAAGTTAAAAAAGGTAAAGAAGATTTTATTAAACAAGAAGTAATTAAAGCTATCGAAAGAGCTGGAGTTAAATCAAAGCTTAGAGTTCCACTTACTGGAGATAGCAACATTGGCCACACCTGGAAAGCAATACATTAGTAGAAATTTAAGTGGTAGAGTTTTAACCCGTGGTTATACAGAAAACGGTTGGACTTATTTAGATTTAAGAACTCGTAAATCTAGAGTTAGTGAACGTTGGGTTAAATCTAGTTACTTTAAAATAATGTGTATTACTCAGGCTTGGCAAGCGTCACAGCACAGAGCTAAAAGAAAAAAGTTAAAACACACAATTACTTTATTACAGCTAATTAAATTATATCCTAAAGATCACATGTGTCCTGTTTTTAAAACACCTTTAGTATTTGGTGGTGGTTTAAATAAATTTTCACCATCAATAGATAGAATAAATAACTCAAAAGGTTATGTCAAAGGTAATGTTCAATGGATTTCATCACGAGCAAATACTCTTAAACGAGATGCAACAGCAAAAGAATTATACACACTTGCAAATTATATATCAACAATCAACAAAACAAAAATATGAAAAATGTATTATTAATAGATGGTGACATACTAGCTTATACAATAGCTAGTAATAGTGAAAAAGCTATAAACTGGGGTAATGACTTTTGGACGTTACATACAGATTTTAAAGAATGTAAAGACAAAGTAAAAGATTATTTAAAAAATGTAACAGATAATTTCAGTGCTAAAAAAGTATATATATTTTTATCTGATACTAATAATTTTAGAAAACAAATATATCCGGCTTATAAATTAAACAGAACTAACAAAAGAAAACCAACTTGTTTACCTGAAATAAGAAGACACTTGTTTGAAGAATACGAAGCTATAAGTGAACCAAGATTAGAAGCAGATGATTTAATGGGTATATTTGCTACTGATCCAGATATTAAAGGTAATAAAATAATTGTATCTATAGACAAAGATTTGAAAACAATACCAGGAAATATATCGGTAGACTTAGAAACTGTAGAAAAAATAACTAAAAAGAAAGCTAAGTATAATCACGCATTGCAAACATTATGTGGTGATAATGTAGATAATTTTCCAGGAGTTCCAGGAATTGGTCCAGTAAAAGCAGCAGCAATACTTAACACTAAAGATTTATGGTCAGCTATTGAAGCAGCTTTTGCCAAAGCTAAACTAACTAAAGAAGATGCGCTGTTACAAGCTAGATTAGCTTACATATTGCAGCATGGTGATTACAATTTTAAATCTAAAAAGATAAGAATGTGGAGACCAAATGCCTGATCCAACAGATCCTAAACACTATAATAAACTTAAAATCCAACCTAGAGATTACATAACAGCTAACAAACTTGATTATAATGAGGGTAATGTTGTCAAATATGTTTCTCGTTGGCGTTCAAAAAACGGTTTAGAGGATTTATTAAAAGCTAAAAACTATTTAGATTATTTAATACAAAATGAAAAAGATAAAAATAACAGCAAATAGTAGCATGTTTAGATAAAAATAAACAATTTATGGCTAAAAACGAAGACTTTACTTTACCACTTTTAACAGACGATTTGATTAAGGAATTAGACAAATTATTTCCAGATCAATGTGCAGATCTAAAAGAAAGTGAACGAATGATATTTTTTAAAAGTGGTCAACGATCGGTTATAGATTTTTTAAAATCAAAACAAACAGACAATATATTAAAAAGGAAATAAATTATGTGTGCACCTAGAAGACCTAAAATGCCAGCACCACCACCACCAGCTCCGGCTCCGGTTCCTACACCAGTAGCAGATACGAAAGTACCTGAATTAGACCTAGCTATTGAGACTGAAGGTCAAGAAAATGCTAAGAAGAAAAAAGCTAAAAAACTTGGCAAGAAGTCTTTAAGAACTGATGTGATGACTTCTGGTAGTTCTGGTTTAAATATACCATCTTAATTAATTAAATTACATGTTACAAAAAGATAACAATTTAAGTAAATTATACGAAAAGTTATCTATCAAAAGAGACGAGTTTTTAGATAGAGGACGAGAGTGTGCTGAGTTAACTTTACCAGCTATACTCCCACACGAGGGATTTGGTAGTAGTGATAATTTATATACACCATATCAATCAGTAGGTTCTAGAGGTGTTAATAATCTAGCATCTAAATTGTTGTTACTATTACTTCCACCTAACGCACCATTTTTTAGATTAAGTTTATCAGGTAAAGTTAGAGAAGAATTAGAACAAGATCCAAAATTAAAAACTAGTGTAGAAAAATCTTTAGCTAAAATTGAAAGAGAAGTAATGAATGCTATTGAACAGAGTGCTTTAAGAGTACCTGTGTTTAGTGCATTAAAACATTTAATTATTACTGGTAATGTTTTAGTACATTTTCCAAAAGAGGGACAAATGAAAATTTATCCTTTAAGTCAGTATTGTATTAAAAGAGATAGTCAAGGCAGTCTTTTAGAAATAGTTATTAAAGAAAGTATATCACCATTAAGTTTATCAGTTGAAGTAAGAGCTGCTTGTCAGGTTACAGATGCAGATGAAGAAATAGATTTATTCACTTGTATTAAAAGACAAGAAGATGGAAAATACTCAGGTTATCAAGAGTGTAATAAAGTAGAAATACCTGGAAGTTACGGAACTTATAAAGAAGATGATTTACCGTACATACCACTTCGTATGATTAGAGTAGACACTGAGGACTATGGGAGATCTTACTGCGAGGAATTCCTCGGCGACTTGAAGTCGATTGAGGGTTTATCTAAAGCTTTATTAGAATCTGCAGCAGCATCTTCAAAAGTAGTGTTTATGGTTAGACCAAATGCGCTAACTAAAAAAAGAGATTTAGTTGAATCAAGCAACGGTGATATTATTACTGGAGTTAAAGATGATGTTTCAGTTTTACAAACTGATAAACAATATGATTTACAAATAGTTGAAAGAAGTATTAATACAATAGCAGAAAGACTTTCTTACGATTTCTTATTACAAAGTGCAGTAACAAGAGATGCTGAACGAGTAACTGCTGAAGAAATTAGAAAACTAGCAAATGAATTAGAGTCAGCTTTAGGTGGTATCTATTCGTTGTTATCACAAGAATTACAATTACCTTTAGTTAATTTATTAATGAAAAGATTATCTGCAAAACAGATGATCCCTAAATTACCAAAAGGAAGTATACAACCAACAATTATAACTGGTGTAGAAGCTTTAGGTAGAGGTAATGACTTACAAAAATTAAGAGAGTTTGTGCAAGACATGACTGCGTTAGCAAGTGTTAATCCACAAGCTGCTGAATTAATTAATATTAATGATTTAATAAACAGAATTGCTACTTCACACGGTATCGATACTGAGGGATTAATTAAGGACGAAGAACAAATAGCTCAAGAACAGCAACAAGCTCAAGCTGATCAAGCAGGTCAAGCTGCTATCGATCAAGGTATGGGTCCTGCAATACAAGGTGCTGTTGAGGGAGTTAGAGATGGTTCCGTAAGTCCTGAACAAATAGCACAAGCTGTACAGCAAATACCTGGAGGAAATTAATGGTAGAAAAAGTACAGGTGGAAACACCAGAACCAGTAGAACCAACAGTTGAAGCACCTGCTGAAACAACTACTGAAACAGTAAAAGAAGAACCTAAT